ACAAAGTTTGGCCATCCGCATACGCCAGTGGTGCTTTAGTCCAGTGCCGTAAGAAGGGCGCGGCCAACTGGGGTAACAAGAGCAAATGAGGATCACAGACGTAATCACAGAGAAATGCTGGAAGGGGTACGAGAAGCGGGGCATGAAGACCATGTTCGGAAAACGTGTGCCCAACTGTGTGAAACGTGAGGACATCGACTTCTGTGTGCGTTGTGGCGACATCATAATGGCAGAGACATTGAACGAGGACCTCAAGAAATGGTTCAAGCAGAAATGGGTTAGATTCGGTCCCAAGGGCAAGATCCGTGGAGCCTGTGCTCGTGGCAGTGAGAAGGAAGGCAAACCAAAATGTTTACCAGCCAAGAAGGCCTACGCACTGGGCAAGAAGGGCCGGGCATCGGCGGCACAGAGGAAGAGAAGACAGGACCCAAATGCCAACAGGCGTGGTAAAGCCAAGAACGTGGCCACCAAGAAAAAATAGTTTACATACCACACAAAGTATAATATAATACATGCTCAACAACAGGAGAAACAAATGGCAGTAAGAAATTTCAACGACGCTGAGAAGCAGAAGTTAATACAGATCATATCACAGGGCTCACAGGTACTAGGTGAGGTCGAGGACTTGAAAGGTGGTTTGAAAGACACAGTCAAGGCAATAGCAGAAGAACTGGAACTCAAACCAGCACTAATCAACAAGGCCATATCTGTGGCACACAAAGGCAACTACCAGAACATCGCAGACGAGATGGACACACTGGAGAGCATCCTAAACACGGCCGGCAAACTTTAATGTTAGCGAAAGTCAGATCATTCTGGCTTCGTAGTTTTGAGAGTGACAAGACCGCGTTCTACTACGAACTGGTCAGTTTCGTTTTCACGGTTGCGGCCAGCCTCACACTAGCGATATCCGCCAGAGATCCCAACATGCTCATAGTGTATCCGGGATTCCTAGTTGGTGCATTGACACAATGTTACGCATCATACAGGCGTGGTGCCGCATGGGTCATGATTTTGACTTTCTACTTCGCGTGTGTTAATATATTCGGATACGGAGTGGCCGCGGGATGGTGGTAGGATGAGTTACATAGACGCACTATACAAGAAGGACGAGGACAGGATCTACGTGGTGGAGCGTGACCCCAAAAAGGGTCGCATATTCACCGAGTACGACGCCAGGTACGTGTTCTACTATCCGGACGCCCGAGGCAAGCACAGGGGCATGACCGGAGAGCCACTACAGCGCGTGGTGTGTCAGACACACAAGGAATTCATAAAAGAGCAACGCATAAGATCAAACAAGCAACTCTACGAGCACGACATCAATCCAGTGTTCAGGTGCCTGGAGGAGAATTATCTAGGTAAAGAAACCCCGAAACTGAACGTGATGTTTTTCGACATTGAGGTGGACTTCGATCCAGATCGAGGTTACTCAACGACGGATGATCCGTTCATGCCCATAACTGCCATAAGTTGTTACATGAGCTGGACGGATCAACTGGTCACACTGGCTGTGCCACCAAAGACCATAAGCATGAAGGACGCGGAGGAACTCACGAAGAGATTTGACAACACAATGCTGTTCGAGAAAGAGAAGGACATGCTGGACGCATTCCTACAACTTGTTGAAGACGCAGACATACTTTCTGGCTGGAACTCAGAGGGTTACGATATCCCATACACCGTGGGAAGGATACAGAAGGTTTTGAGTGGCGACGACACGAGGAGATTGTGTTTCTGGGGTGAGAAACCCAAGAAGAGGGTGTTCGAGAAGTACGGCAGGGAGCAGTTGAGCTTTGACCTCATTGGTAGGGTACACCTGGACTTGCTGGAACTGTACAGGAAGTACACATACGAAGAAAGACATTCATTTAGATTAGACGCCATAGGTGAACACGAATTGGGCGAGAAGAAGACCGTGTATGAGGGATCACTTGACAACTTGTATAAGAATGACTTTGGCCTGTTCATAGAGTACAACAGGCAGGATACCGCACTGCTGGCCAAACTTGAGAAGAAATTGAAGTTCATAGAACTGGCCAACGAGATCGCACACCAGAACACTGTGTTGCTACAGACAACAATGGGCGCCGTGGCGGTCACAGAACAGGCCATAGTGAACGAAGCACACAGGAGAGGCATGCAGGTGCCCGGCAGGAAGTACAAGAAGGAAGGTGAGGAGAACCAACCCGCCGCCGGAGCATACGTGGCCACGCCCAAGAAGGGCATACACGACTGGATAGGATCAATCGACATCAACTCACTGTATCCAAGTGTGATCAGAGCGCTGAACATGGGACCAGAGACCATAGTGGGACAGATAAGACCAGTGATAACATCCGCAGAGATAAACAGGGCCAAACACGCCAAGAAGTCGTTCGCGGCCGCATGGGACAGCCAGTTCGGATCATGGGAGTACCAGGCAGTGATGAAGCAGGACAAGGGCACGGAGATAATAGTGGACTGGGAGGATAAGACCAGTGTGCGTATGAGTGCGGCACAACTGTATGATGTGATATTCGACGGCAACAACAAATGGATGTTGAGTGCGAACGGCACAATATTCACCTATGAGTACGAGGCCATCATTCCAGGTCTGTTGAAACGCTGGTACGCCGAGAGACAGGAGATGCAACAGAAAATGCGTGACTGTGGTGACAACGAGATAGAACGCGAGTACTGGGACAAGAGGCAATTGGTCAAAAAGATTAATCTCAACAGTCTGTATGGAGCGATATTGAACCCAGGATGTAGGTTCTTTGACATCAGGATAGGTCAGAGTGTGACACTCACGGGCAGATGTATCACGAGGCACATGGCCAGCAAGGTCAACGAGATCGTGGCGGGCAAGTATGATCACCTGGGCGAGAGCGTGATATACGGCGACACTGACTCCGTTTACTTCTCGGCCTCAAAGACATTGGAAAAAGAAATTGAATCGGGTACCATACCATGGACCAAGGACAGCGTGGTGGCACTGTATGACCGTATAGCAGATGAGGTCAACAGCTCATTCAAGGCATTCATGACCCGAGCGTTCCACTGTCCGAGCTCCAGGGGAGAAGTGATAGCCGCGGGAAGGGAACTGGTCGCGTCAAAAGGTTTATTCATTACGAAGAAGAGATATGCGGTGCTGTACTATGACAAGGAAGGCAAACGCACAGACACCGAAGGCAAGGCGGGCAAGATGAAAGCGATGGGTCTTGATCTCAAACGTTCAGACACTCCTGTTTTCGTACAGGACTTCCTGAGTGATCTACTATACATGGTCCTCACAGGCATGACCGAAAAAGAAGTCCTAGAAAAAATTAGTGAGTTCAGGGCGGAATTCAAGGCGAGACCGGGTTGGGAGAAGGGCTCACCCAAAAGAGCTAACAACATGACCAAGTACACGGAGGAAGAGAACAAGAAGGGCAAGACCAACATGCCGGGACACGTGAGGGCCAGCATGAACTGGAACAGGTGTAGGGACATGTACGGCGACAAATATTCCATGCCCATAACAGATGGTGCCAAGGTAATCGTGTGTAAACTCAAAAACAATCCACTGGGTTACACCAGCATAGCGTATCCTGTGGACGAGATGCGTATACCAGAATGGTTCAAAGAACTGCCATTTGATTCAGATGCCATGGAAAGCACGATACTGGACCAAAAGATCGACAACTTGATTGGAGTGCTGGGTTGGGACGTACAGTCAACCGAAACCACGAACACGTTCAACAAACTGTTTGAATTCTAAATACACACATGCTGAGCATAGAAGAGATCAAACTGCTGATAGAGAAACTGGAGAAACTAGAAGATGCCAAAGACCTTAGATCGGCCGTTAAACAAAATCTTAGAATTTTTAGAGATTTAGTATTAGCCGTGGATGCCAACAACAACGAAGTTATCAACAGGCTGGACAAAACACCTGCATGGTTCCGTAATGACCTACAGCAAAAAGCACAAAATCCCATTGTGGATCCTTATTTGTACAGGACTATACAGACCAAAATTTTCCAATTCGCAAGGACCAACCTCTATAATAGTCTAGAAATAGGTCCAGGCACAGGCATGTTTTCTAAAGAATTTAGAGCATGGAAAATAAACTTTTTTCTCGACATACTACCAGAGATAGAAAAAAAAATTAGACGTAGATTTCACCCTGCACACCAGAAACTGTTAAGATTTTACACGACTGATAGAACTGCTTGTGACAATATACCATCAGGATCGTGCAATTTTGTGTTCAGTTGGGACACATTTGTTTTCCTGACGCAGGAACACATCAAACAATATCTCAAGGACATAAAGAGAGTACTGATCGATGGTGGTTACGTATTCATACAGTATGCCGATTGTCACTTTGATATTGATCTAAAAAATGCTTCGAGGGGGTACTGGAACTATAACACCAAGACAGCAATGACCAAGATCATAAAAGACGAGGGCTACGAGGTAGTGGAAATGAATCAATTCCGTCCCGGTGCCAACTACGCCATATTCCGTAAGCCTGGTAAACAAAATCCAGTTGTGTTCAAAGTTTCTGAAATAACAGTAGACTAAGACCTAAATATCATGTACAATTAGGGTATTATGATAGACATCTTAAAAGACATCGTTAAACACACGCATGGATTGGGATTCTTGGATCTGGTCAAGATCACTGGGGACGATAAAGAGACAGCAATCGACTCAATGGCCGAGGACAGATCTGTGATCCTGCAGGGGTCTTTCCACAAACCACAACCGGAG